CAAGATGGCGGTTGGGCACGGTTACCTGCGCCCGGAAGCCTGCGGTCAGTTCATCGCCGACTAAAACTTAGGGTCTTAGGACTCTTTGCTTTGCTCTTTCAGGGGGGCAGCTTCGGTTGTCCCCCACCTTCCTCCCCCAAGTCCAGCACATGGCAATCGGAACTACCAAACTTCAAGCAGTCAACACGATGCTGTCGACGATTGGCGAAGCGCCAGTCAACTCCATCACCACGCCGCAAGCAGCGGACGTGGCGATTGCCGTTAATGTGCTAGACGAGATCACCAGGCACGTTCAAGCGGACGGCTGGGACTTCAACACAGAATGGGAGTACGAGCTCACGCCGGACTCCAGTAACGAGATCGTGCTGCCCAACGACACTCTGGCAGTACGCGCCACGCGCCGATGGGCTGACAAGCTGACGACCCGTGGCAACAAGCTCTACAACATCGAAGACGCGAACTTCACCTGGACTGGCAAGGTCGAGGTGACCCTAGTGCGCGAGCTAGACTTCGAGGACATGCCGGAGCCGGCGAAGCAGTACGTCATGCTGCGCGCCGCGCGCATCTTCCGCCAGCGCACGATGGACGATCTGCAGGATCGAGTGCCGACCGAAGAAGAGTTCCGCGCGCTTGCCGATCTCCGCAACTACGACGCTCGCAGCAGCGATATGCGTATCAGCGACTCGTACCCGGTTGGCCGCATCACGCGCCGACCCAGCCCGATGGACGGTCACCTGCAATGACCCTGCGCGGCATCACGATCCCGAACTTGCTCGGGGGCGTTAGCCAGCAGCCCGAAGATCGTCGGTTCCCTAACCAGGCCGACGAGAGCATTAACGCATACCCGTCGCTGATTGACGGACTCAAGAAGCGCCCACCGTCCGAGCATGTCGCGCAACTGTTCGACACCTTCGGGGCCGGCGACAAGGTAGCCACGCACGTCATCAAGCGCAGCCCGACCGAGCAATACATCGTCGGGCTTCGTCAGTCTGAAGGCCAGACGTTCGCGGAAGCATACGATCTAGTCAACAAGCGCAAGGTCGAAGTGTACGACGCGGATCGCAAGCTGATCTCGACCGAGCGCATGAGCTACTTTGACGACTGCGACGTTAGCACGGACGCGAACTTCGTCAGCGTTGCCGACTACACGTGGGCGCTCAACCGCGAGAAGGTCGTCAGGATGGATCCGGCTCGCTCGCCGGAAACAATCGACGAGGCGCTGGTCACCGTGGTGCAAGGCAACTACGGCAGCAAGTACAGCATCATCATCGATGGGCAGCGGTACACCCTCGGGACAGACAGCGAGACTGCATACACCTACGCGAACGGCAGGACGCCGGACGACAACCGAGAGGCTATCGGCACGGACGCAATCGCTCGCGGCCTGCAGCACGGGATCATTTCCGAGACTGCTGTCGACTCCGGCATGCACGTTAGCGCTAATAACGACACCAGCTTCAAGCTCACGTCGCCGCGTGCCATCGACGGATCGTTTAAGCTGGAGATTACGCTAGTTTACGTCGGAGGCTCGACAGAAAAGCTGAAGCTCCGCACTCCGTTCCTGGCCTACAACTGTACGCGCACCGATGTTGAAAACGCTCTAGCGGAAGCGTTCGACATCCACGATCTTTGGGAGCGCAACCGATACAACGGCTGGTACGACAAGCCGACCTTCTGGACGGTAACTGGCGATTACCGCATCGGCGCCGGGGATGTGCCTGGTAGCGGCGCTCGCGTCGAAGACGGCATCGACATCGCCTTCGACCTGTCGAAGGCATACACAAGAGAAGACCATCGCGGGATCGACATCGATCCTGATCGCGTCGAGGTCAAGATTATCGAGGATAAGACGCGGTCGGTAAGCGTTAGCGGAACCGGCCTGCAGGTGCGCCAGCATGGCGCGACGCTTCACATCCGCAAAGAGAATGGTGGCCCCTTCACGATTGATGTGGAGGATAGCAACGCAGGGTCTGACCTGAAGGTGGTCAAAGATTCCGTCCGCGAGTTTACCGATCTGCCGCGCGTTGCCACTAACGGGTTCAACATCAGGGTCGAAGGTAATGCAGAGGAGAACCTCGACGATTACTACCTGACGTTTGAATCGACATCCCTCGACGGCATGGGGGATGGCCGATGGGTCGAATCAGTCGGGCCGGATCTTGAACAAGGGTTCAACCCGGACACGATGCCGCACGTGTTCACTAGTTACATTGACGACGAGGACGGCGCGGTCACAGGTACAGCTTATGAGCCGTACTTTGTGTTCCGCCCGTTTGCCCTGGACGCTCGCGCTGCCGGCGACAATGCGACCAACCGCATTCCTTCGTTCGTCGACAATAAGATCCGGGCAATCGCCCTGCACCGCGCTCGTCTCTGCTTTATCTCTGGCGAGTCGGTGGCGGCGTCGGAGGCGAACCAGTACGGCAACTTCTGGCGCACGACTGCGACGAACTTGCTGGACACCGACCGCATCGACGTGACGGCAGCGACGGACAAGGTCAGCCTGTTCCAGCGCGCGACCACGCTCAATAACGACATCATCCTCTACTCGGGTCAGACGCAGTTCCGCTTTGATAGCGGCCAGGAACTGATGTCTCCCAAGACCGCCGCGCTGACAAAGCTCGGCAGCTTCGATTGCGACACCTCGGTTACGCCAGTCGGCGCCGGTCGGTACAACTTCTTCCCGTTCAACCGGGGTGGATTCACGAACGTCAACCAGTTCGCGAATGCCTCGGGCGGGTCGAACCCGCTGTACCAGGGCGACGAGATTACCGAGCAGATCCCGCAGTACATCCCCGGCTCGCCGACGCACATGGCCGTCTCGCAGGCAGAGGGCCTGATTGCGATGACGACCGACGCGGGGTCGACGATCTACATGCACAAGTACGCCGACAGCGGCAACGAGCGTGTGCAGTCGGCGTGGTTTAAGGTGGACATCTCTGCCGACGTGGTCGAGGGCCTAGGCTTTATCGACAGCAAGTTGTACGTGACTGTGCGTCGCGGCGATCACATCTACGTCGAGGCAATCGAGTTTGCCGAGGGCGCGGTGATTACTGCCGACGTGGGCTTCACCGCTCACCTAGATCGCTTCGTGCGTCATACGGACTGCACAGTTCAATACCTAGCCACTAGCGACGAGACGGTCGTCATCACGCCCTACGCTGACATCGCGAACGTCGCGGCTGTCGAGTACGACGCGACCGGCGCTAAGGCTGGCATCGTTCATCGCGCCAAGTCCGTGGCTGGCGACCGAGCGATCTTTGCCGGCGACCTGTCGTCGACGACGATGTACATCGGCCAACTGTATACGATGCAGCACAAGCTGGCGCCGATGCACATGTTCGGCAACAGCCGAGTCGGGGGGTACGCCCCGCTGATGACTGGCCGCACCAAGATCCGCTACATCTACTTCGATCTCGAGGAGACGGGATTCCTGCAGGCCGTTGTCGAGGATCTGTACCGCGACGATTCGACTGTCGAGTTCTCGGCAAACCAAGTGCAGCTTGGGTCGAGCAAGATTGACAAGCTGCAGTTGCAGGATGGTCGACTGAAAGTGCCGCTCTTCCTGGGCGGACAGGACTACACGGTCTCGCTAAACAACGCGACCGCTCTGCCGTGCAGGGTGATCGCAGGCGAGGCTTTGATGAAGCACGGATCGAGGTCTAAGCGTTTTGGTTAATGTGACCATCGAGAAGCCTGAGCTCACTCAGTTGCAGCACATTGCGCTCAACCTTCGTCACGAAGACGAGATTGAGGTGGTGTGCGCCTGGCCCAGCTACGAGCCGGAGATGGTGTTGCAGATGCAGATTGAGCAGGATCCGACCGCTCGCGTCGCCTGCATCGATGGTGAGCCAGTCGCGGTTTTCGGATGCCCAGACGTGTCCGAGGATCTGGCCGAAACAGTCACCGGCAGACCTTGGATGCTCGGGACTGAGACGCTGCATAACTACCCGATTCGCCTGACGAAGTTCGCGATTGACACAATCCGCGAATGGCTTGAGGAATACGACCGACTTGAAAATGTCGTGCATCGCGCAGCGGAGGGAAACGCCTACTGGTTGCACCGCCTGGGCTTCGACCTGTTCGATTACAACGACGACTACTTAGGGTTCCGCATGGAGGCAGACGAGTATGTGTAACGTATTTACGGAAGAGAACCTGAACGCCACAGCGCAGACTGCGTCACAGGCTGCTAACACGCAGTTCAAGTTGATGTCGGGCGCGCAGCTAGGCATGTTCGGCCTGGAGTTGCTGCAGCAGCGCCAGAAAGTGCGGGACATTGAGCGCTACCAGCGCCGCGTTAGAGATAACGAAATCGCGAACCTGACTGAGGACTACCGCGCGATTTCGCGTCAAGAGCAGCAGTTTCAAGAGCGCGCCGCGCTCGATCTGCGAGACATCGCAATGGAGGCGGCGAACGCCATTTCGCGGCAAGATCTCGCGGGGGCCGAGTCTAGTACGGTCGGAACCTCGATGATGGATGTTGTCGGCCAGACATTAAGTGTCGCCGGCAAGCAGCAGAACTTGGTGCAGTCCGAGTTGGAGAGCATCCTAATCGAAAGCCAGTTCCGTAAGGAGCAGCGCCGCGCTCAAGCAAACGCGGTCATCGCAAGTACCGAGCAGACAGTCGCCGGCCCGACCGTCGCTGGTCTCGGCATGGGCATCATGAATGCTTACTTTGACGCTAAGTCCAACTACTACGGGCTGGTCTAAGAATGGCAAACGTAAGACAACTCGGCATCGGACAGCGAGCGGCTGCGCGCCGAAGCCTGCGGATCACCGCCCCAGGCCAATCGCTGCGTATTCCTGTGCAGCAGCGCGCGCCGAAGGAGAGTCCGTTCCTCGACGAGGCTTCGGCATTCATCGAAGCGATGGCTCCGCTCAGCAAATCGCTGCGCGCGATCTCGTCGAGACGACTGAAGAAGCAGGCAGTCGAAGATCAGGCGACCGCGACTGCCCTAGTCGAAAAGATCAGCGAAGAAGATCTGATCGCGGAAGACCAGCAGACTTGGGCTGCGATTGTTAAGAAGAACCCGGAACTGGCCGGCCAGTCTCCGTGGGTTCGTATTGAAGCGCAAAGGCAGATTGGCGAGCGCCAAGCCTCTTCGTTCCGCGAGGCGCAGCTATCACGTCTGCCAGCGTGGTCGCGCACGGACATGACCTCAGAAGAGATCGACGCCGAGCGTCGGGATCTGTTTGAGCAAACGATTGCCGGCATGAGCTCGCACCAGCTTGCAGGCTTCCTCCCTGCGTATAAGCGGGATGACCGCGAGCTGGATCGCATGATCCAGAAAGGCAGGAACGCTGCCGTCATCGACGAGGCGGTCGGCTCTTTTGTTACCAACGCCACCGATGCCATCAAGCTGGGGGACTACGAGCGGCTTGCTGCAAGCCTAGAGTCGCTGCATACGACGACCGGCCTGTCTGGGCGCGAGCAAGTCAATCAATCTCTATACGCTGCAATCGCCATTGCGGCGGATGACATCACCAACGTCCCTGCTGAAAAGCGGTCGATGGCGATGATCGAGGCTTGGCGCGAAGAGTCGCTTGAGCAAGTCGCGCACGTTTCGGGCATGGAGATTGGCGGCGTTTCGATGAACGCGCAATACGCTAACGAGTACGCGAAACAGACTGGCAAAATCGAAAAGTCATACTACGCGATGATCAACGCGCGCTCAGCGGAACTTGATAAGAAACGGACGGAGATGGAAGTCCGCGTCGGGCGACTCGCGCGAGATATTGTCTACGGCGAGACTATGACCGAAGAACAGGCGCTCACAACGCTGCAGGAAGATTTCGGATACGACCCCGACGATGTTCGGCATGTACTGACAGAAAAACTTGAAGTCACCTTAGAGGCCAAGCGGCAGCGGGAGTACAGCCAGTCGGTGAGGGAGTCGAACCTTGAGCGTGAGGCAAACAAAGAACTGGTCGAAGGCTTGATCAAGGGCGAACCTAATCCGCAAAAGTTTCAAGCGAAGTTGAACGAGCTCGACCTAGACGTAACTCAATACGATGAGGCTACGGGGCTGCATGAGAGTTTCTGGACAGCGCAAGCCAATATTAGGCCAGACGAGCGCGAGCGCTTAGCGGCTGCTGCTTCTGGCGTTGAGTTGCTTGAGAAAGTTCGCACAGACCCAAACACGATTCTTCTGCCGGACACGCAGAGGCAACTCCGATCAATAACTACCCGATTAAACGAGGCGGTAGAAAGATTCAACACAGAGGCTGACCCTGGTCAGCGCGCCGCGTTGATGATCGAGATCGAAACCCGAAGCGAGGAGATCAGCGGCCTTATCACGGAAAACAACCGGGCGCAGCTTCCTGTGATTTCTGGGGAGGTTCTCACTCTAGTGCGGAGCCAGAACCAAACCGATTACATCCCGCTGTACGACGCCGCAGAAAAGGCGCGAGACATGCTACTCGCAAATGCCGACGAACCTGAGCAGCCCTCCGTTATAGCAAACGCTAATAGTAAGTTTGAGACCATCTACGCCGAGGAATACAGCAAGGTTTTAGAAGAACACGTAAAGCGGTTGTATGGGGCCAACCCGTTGACTCTGAAAGCTGACATTAAGCCCAGCCTGCCCTTGCGCGAAATCCGAGAACAAGCGCAGTCGCGCGCTTTAGGTCGCATCACGATAATGGCGAACGAGCAAGCTAGCACCACAATGGAGGAGCAGGCTGAGAAACGTTTCGCCACAAAAGCGCAAGCGGCGCAGAAAGTAACGACCGAAGCCGATCCTACCGGGGAAAAAGAAGGCCCATCATTTGCGGAACAGAACGCATCTAGGGTTAGCGTCAACCTTCTTAACAGCGGGAACCGACTCGGGTCGGCCCAACAAAGGCGGCGCTCGGCTTACAGAGATTTAGAGGGCAATCCTGATGCGCCTCCGTTAAGCGTTAGATCCGGGCCGTTTCTGGAGCGCGACCTCCGCGCAGCAGCTTACTCAGGCATCGTTTCTTTAGGAGTCGATCTAGTTCAGCTTGTGCAACACGAAGCGGTATACGTGGATCTGCGTAGACTCTCACCATCAGGAGAAAGGGTTGAAAAAGAGTCGTTCACGACGCGCGTCGCAGCGCCGGCGGGGCTGAGGTTGGATCCTACTGAAGTGCGCTTATGGCAGAACCCCAACGTTCTCTTAGACCTTGATTCTCCGCAAGAGCGGAGTCCAAGCGCAGATTACAGAAACAATCTACGCCTAGCTATAGCGAGCGGGTACGTGAACGATTTCGGTGGCGGGGTAGAGCGGGTGCTTCGGGCGCAAGTCAACATGGCTCTGAGATTGCTCGACCGAAGTTCCGCTATAGGAACAGAGACAAGTATTGAGGACGCGGGGCTGGCAGAAAGGCTGCGCTCCGCATACGCCGACTTGCTCGGACTACAAACTGCAGAGGCTGAAGAGTAGACATGGCTCAAGAACCAGACATCCGTCGCGACCTTCTTTCGATTGACCTTGAGAATCGAGGCTTCGACGCGCAGTATTTGCCACGCCAGCGGCGCCAAGCTGTAGAGGCTGAAGAAGAAAGCGACCATACGGTCATTGGCGAGATCGGTCGCGGCATCATGCACGGGGTCGAGGGTGCGCTTCAGGGAACCTACAACTTTGTCGATAGCGTCGGCGAGTACGTCTCAGGCACGGGCTTTCTGGCCGACTACAACGAGAGGTTCCTGGACGGCTGGGGCATTGAGCGCCCGGACACGTGGTATGGATCTCTAACCGAGGGCGTCTCGCAGTTTGCGGTCGGCCTAGTCGGATTGGGCAAGTTTCAGAAGCTCGCCGCTGCAACGCGGCCTGGCTCTGCCGTCGCTAAGAAATACGCCAGCACATCTGTCGGCAAGAGCCTTGCGACCGCTCGGGCCGCGCAAGCCGCCGGCACAGCCTCTCGCACACAGAAGCTGCAACTCCTAGCGGCTGCGGAGGTGCGCTTTGCTGCTACCGAGTTCGTTGCTTTCGACGGACTGGAGGGCCGCATCACCGACCTGTTCAAAGGCTGGGGCCTAGAGTCAGAGTTTACTAGCTGGCTGGAATCGGACGAGGATGACACTCAGCTTGAGGGTCGCCTAAAAAACGCGGTCGAGGGAATGGTCGTCGGGCCGGCCTTGGAGGGCGTGTTTTTTGTTGCCAGCAAAGTCGGCGGATGGGCTAAGAAACTCGCCAAAGGCGAGGTCGACGAGAAAGGTGTGCCTAAGGGTGTCACCGACGAAGACGTAGTCGAGGTCGTCGAGGGCCTGGAAGAGTTCCTAATCAACAAGATTGGATTCACCGATTACGAGGCGCGAGCGACTGCTGCTGTTATGGACGCGCTTAATCTGCGCGGCGTCGACGGAGAATACCTTGAGGGCTTCGGCGGGTTTGTCCACCTCGACCAAGTCAAAGACCCGCAAGTGCGATCTCAGCTAGAAGTAGACGGCACACGCGGCGGCATGTACATGGAGGCGGGTCGCGCGTTCGTCGTGCTTATGGGCGAGTCGGACGTGACGACTGCGATGCACGAACTGTCGCACGTCGTGCGTAAGCTGCTGCTCGACGATCCAGAAATGGCGGCGCGCATCGGCATCGATGAAGACATGCTGGCTATTGTCGCCAAGGAGTCTGGCGCTGGGGTGGACTCCGCAGGCCGCGCAGTCTGGGACACCGACGCGGAAGAGAAGTTCGCCGATATGTTTGAGCGCTATCTGCTCGACGGCGAGTTCAATGTTGACGAAAGCATCTCGGGCATCCTTGATCGCATCTCGCGATGGGCCGCTGATGTGTACAGCCGATTCACCTCCGACCGACTTGAGATCGAGGTCAGCACGGAGATGAAGGACGTGTTCGACCGCATGTTCCAAAAGGGCAAGGCCGCGCCCACGCCGGAGCCGCGCCCGATGACTGCGCCGGAGCGCTACGAGCAGGGATCGCTCTTTGGCGAGTCCGTCGTGCTGCGCCAGGCAGATGACACCGAGACCGTCAGGCTGACCAAGGAACAGTCCGACTTGGTGCAGGAGACTCTGTTCAATCCAGTCGATAAAGAGACGACGGGGAACTACAACGTCGGCGCGGGGCTTACTCCGACCAACATGCCGGCGACGTTCCGGGGCCTCGACGAGATGGCGGACGCGCACCCGGACATCCTCGCAGATTCGGAGTCTTGGGATGCGGCGGTCGCAGATCAATCCGACCGCATCGACTATGCGGTTAAAGCGCCGCAGAAGCTAATCGACGAGATCAACGACGGCAGCGCTAACGCTCGTCTGCGTGGAGCTCGGCAGGACATTATCGACAAAGTGGACGAGGGCCTTGAGCGCACTCGCAAAGTCGGCGCCGCATTGCGCGAAGACACCTCGGGTCGCGGACTTGCCGAACTGCTGATGTGGTCGGCAGCGTCATTGCGCGCGTCACCGTTTAACCAAGAGGCGGCGTTCCTTGATTCAATCGTCGTATGGGAGAAGCATCTCGACCTTGCGCGTGATGGCAAGTTCAACGAGGACGCTTTCGACGACGAGATCCGTTCCGTCCTGGAGAAGGGTTCGGGCCGGCCGTCCGCCAGTAACCAGATGCAGGTGGCGAACACTAACCTGCTCCTGCGCCGCATCAATGACGCAACCCTGCGCGGCGAAGATCTACTGGCCGATCTGCATCGCATCTGGTTCGACGACAGCCGCTCAAGCCGAGAGGTTATGCGCGACGTTTGGCAGACCGTGGGCGGACAGGGCATGGGCATGGATAACAAACTGCTGCGATTCGCGCGGCTTGCCTCCGGCTACCACGATGTGATTATCATCGACGCTATCCAGCAGCAGACATGGTGGGGCGCTAACCGCGAGCTAGTCGATGCGCTCAACGCGATGGTGAGCGGTGATCGCAAGATCAACCTTGCCGATACGCAGGGGGCTATCGACGGCAAAGCTACCAAGGGCGGTCGCGGCCTCGTCATCTACGAGGGTATGGAGCGCTCGATTCAGAAGCGCCTTGAAGCCCTGTACGCCGGCACGGGTCGCGAAGGATCGATTGCTCGGTTTCATTGGGAGATGTGGGTTCTCAATGGCGACGAGCCGTCCGAGATCGCGCACGAAACGCTCGACTGGTTCTGGAACAAGGAGTACCGGGACGGCATTCGCGAAGGACGCTACAACGAAAAGTCATACGGCGTCATCTACAAACTCGGCGACCTAGCTAAGTTCTTTATCCCGACCCGCTTCGGAGTTCTCTCATACGGGCCACGCCAATGGTCGGGGTATACAGAGCAGCTAGATGAAATCAATCCCAAGACAGGCAAGCCTAAGGAGCGTCGCATTCCCGGCGTCCGTGATAGAATGTTTGCTGCCAAGACCGGGATCCTGCGTCGGACTAAATCTCCGACGCGCAAGAAGAAAGACGGCAAACCAGCCGACTGGACTCCAGAAGATCGACTCGATAAGGATCAACCCTGGGTCAACGACCCCAACGTAAACCGCCAAGCCTATGCCCTCTACCTCGCCAGAGAATCCGCAGAACGAAACATCGTCCGAAAAGACGGAACGGTCGAAGCAGTACCGTGGGATGTTGAACAGAGAGCTGGCCTCGACGATGCCATCGACCAGGCCGCAAGCCACAACCCCCTTGGATACTACCGCAATATCAGTCGTGACCGGCTTGGGGTCGAGAAAGCGACGACGCAGTTGGCGGGACGCGATGCAAGAGTGCCGGAAGAATGGCTGGACGTAAACGTTAAGAAGGCGCCGAAGTATCTGCGCGAAGACTTGGTGCAAGTCAAAGAACTGCCCAAGTCGATGCATGGTACGCAGGCGAACCTACTGTTTGCCGAAGTTCGCCGTAGCGATAAGGGCGCGAGCAACAGCGCCAAGGCATACGGGTTGCCAGACCTCGGAGACGACGTGCGCCACTTCGTGGGCGTCGGCCCGAACATGAAGCACCACGCCAGCAAGGTCGTGGTTTCGATCCGTGGCAATGAGGTCGTTTCGATCAAGGCCGAGAAGGAATCCTTCGCCGCCTGGATGATCAACGATCTGCGCGAGACCGAGGGCATTGAGGTCATTACCGCGCGCCCGGAAGCCGCGACCATGCTAAGTGCCGCCGGCTTTGTTCCAGTCGCCGCCGGAAAGGATGGCAAGGTGCGCTATGTACACTCTGCCGGCCAGCAGGATCTGCTGTTCGCGGAGTCGCTCGACGACCTCGCCGAGTACGGAGTACGCACGGTCGACGACGTTGAGAGCGTAGTCAGCCGCGCGGTATTGGATGCGCGCCACGCTGCCATCGAGGAGCGCCTGCTAATCTCGCCGGCTGACGAGTTCGGGTATGAGCGATTCGGCAAGAAGACCGACGCCTACCCAGGATCGGAGCGCGAGTTCCTGGATCGCAATACCCCAGCCAAGGCCGAGGCGGATGTTGCGCTCGCCAAAGGTGAGATCGACCTAGTCGAGTACGACCGTATCCAGCGCTCCGCTAGACCTACGCCAGCGCGACCGGGCATTGTCCGCGTATTCCACGGCGGCAGTAAGACCCTGTCCGATGACGTGGACGCGATCTTCTATGTCAGCAAAGACAAGGACGAGGCTACCGCCTACGCCGGAGATGACGGAAGTGTGCATGAGTTCAGCGTCGACACGAACAAGCTGATCGACGAGGACGAAGCGGGGCGAGTCCTAGAGAGCATTGGCGTCCAGTTTGATAAGGACGACGGGATGTTCTTTGAAAGGCTCCAGCCTACAAACTCCGACTACTACATTGGCGATGAGGCGGTCGAGGCGTTCAGGAAGAAGATGGACGAGCTCGGCCATGAGGGCGTCACCATTACGGATTACAAAGGGTCGGGTAGCGCTCAATGGACAGGCGAGCTTACGGGTGAGAACATCGCGCTGGTTCGCAAGCCTAGAGCCGAGGAAGGCCCCACCGTGCTGCCGCAGCGCGACGAGCGTTTCACTAATCGCCGTCGAGCGCCGCGTGATCCAGAGGATATTCTCAACCTGGATCGTATGCATGCCAAGCGCGAGGTCGCCTTGGCTATGCAAGATCTACTTGAGTCGACGGTGATCGAAGGGCGTCACGTGGCGCAACGCTCTCTCAAAGACGCGCGAGAAGAGGCGCGCCGCGAGTACGTCAAGATCGCAAAGGAGGAGGGTATCAACGTCAAGTTCAAGATCCTCCGCGAGCTAAACGGCAACAGCCTGGCGGAAGGGATCCGCGAAAAGAACGCGCAACTACAGGTGGCGCGAGATTACTTGGCTCGCATTGGCGAAGAGTTCCATCGCCGATGGGGAGATAAGAACCCAGCGGACATGACAGACGCTGATCTTCTTGAGATGCGTAAGCAATGGGACATCGTGCGCTCTTGGTCGCAACTTGTGCAGGAGGCCAAGTCTGAGTTTGGTCGAGCGCTAGGTGACCAGCGGATCCGCCACGATGGGAAGATCACCAAGAAAGAGGTGAACGTGTGGGACGTGTCCGGCAAGAAAACGCAAGGTGGATCGGATCGCCCGGAGCGTACTAGCAGGGAACGCAAAACGCTCGACACGCATAACGAGAGCGCGGGTGGAGTTCCTGGCGGAACGGCTGCTGACAAGCCCAAGGGTGACGGATCTGCTGCGCCGAACCGAGACGCTGCACAGGTCACCCAAGATGCCGAGCTACTAGACGCCATGCCAGGTGGACGAGATGGCGTGGTCGTTGAGTTGACGCGCGTCAACGACACGGTTAAGCGACTCAAGGAAACAGGCAGGCTCGACGAGCCGATGAAGACGCAGGGCCTTAAGAAAATGGGCGTTGAGTATTTCCTCAACAACTTGCTGTCTGGAATCAAGACGCACCTGATCAACGGCATCGGCAACGCGACCAACCTAGTCTTCCGCCCACTTGAGCGAGCCGTTGGCGCGACGATCATCTCGCCCCTAACCGGCGATGCCGACATGATTAGGCAGGAGCTTGCCGAGTTCGCCTCCACAGTACAGTTCGTCGGCGAGGGCGCCTCGCGCGCCAAGAAGGCTTGGAAGTACGACACTCCTTTGCTGACCGAAGACGCGAAGATTGACAACAACAATCCGGGCAATGTGCGCGCTATCTCCTCGCTGGGGCAGGGCATCGATCCTGGGAGCGTGAAGGGTAAAGTCCTCGACAGGATCGGGGCGTTTATCAACCTGCCCAGCCGCGCGCTGGTGAGTAGCGATGAGTTCTACAAATCCGTTGCCTATTTGCGACGGTTGAAGGCTAACTCTTGGAAGACTGCTCGAGACAAGTTCCCCGATGACGTTGTCGCGCAGCAGGCCGAAGTCGACCGCGTCATGAAGATGGCGCAGCAGGAAGACGCTGCGATGACCCTGCAGTCAATGCGCCGTCGCGCTATCGAGGAAGGTCGCCGACGTGGATACAAAGGCGAGCAACTGCAGCGATACACGAATCAATGGCTCGATGACAACTTCGACTCTGCCGTAGCGGCGGATGTGCGCGATGCGGTGCGCGAAGCTCGGGCCGTCACTTGGACTACTGAGCTTGACGGCAACCGTGGCGGGTGGTTCTTCCGCAACGTGTTGAACGACGCGGCGATCTCGCTGCGCTCTCTCACCAACAAGCACCCCATCCTTGTGCCGGTTGTTCCGTTCGTGACAACGCCGATGAACGTGCTGAACTGGTATCTCGACCGGTCAGTCGGAGCTATTTCCGATACGACCAAGCAGTTGTACGCGGTGGCTCGCAAAGAGAATCAGATGAGCCGCGAGGCTCAGGCTGAACTGGCCGGTAGATTTGCGACCGGCGCCAGCCTGACCGCTCTGGCGATCACGCTTGCAATCTCCACCGACGAGGATGGTTACCCACGCATCACAGGTCATGCACCCGCAGACAAAGGCGAGCGTGAACTGTGGGAGCGCTTGGGTATCCAGGAATACTCGATCCGGGTTGGCAGCAAGTACATCTCGTATGCGCGCTTTGAGCCGTTCGCGACGCACTTGGGTGTGATCGCCGATACGGCCCAGAAGGCTCAGGACATCGAGGCGGACGGCGGCGAACATAACTGGCAGGACTGGCTCGGCGGGATGGTCTTCGGACTAACCTCGGCGATCAAGTCCAAGTCGTACCTCCAGGGCTTTACAACGCTGATGGGGATGATCAATGATGCCGACCCGTTCAGTACGCGGACGGAGCGCTTCATGCAATCTCTCGGCGGGGCGATGGTTCCGTACTCGTCGCTGATGCGCGGCACGGTCAACCCTGGCCTCGGCCTTGCACAGGAACACTTTGTCGAAGTTCGCAATAAGCTCGACGTATTGATCCTCGGCGATCTCGCGGCTGGCTTCCAGCGCGTATTGCCGAATGGCGAGAAGGCGCTTGAGCCACGCCGCAACATGTACGGTCGACCGGTCAAGAGGACTTCCTTCTTTGGCCCGGACTCCCTGTCGCCGATTGCCGAGCGCGAGATCAAGAACGATAGAGTCGCGATGGCGATGCTCGACAGCGGCTACTCGGGGACAGTCCCGCGCACAAACTACCGGGGCCACGACCTCTTGAAGTTCGCGCGTAATGGGCAGACTGCATACGACAGGTTCCTTGAGCTTCACGGCGAGATCACCGTGAAGGGCAAGTCCCTGAACGGCACGGCGCGCGCAGACCGCAATGTTCCGATGACCCTAGAGCAGGCGCATGAGTCTCTCATCGCCAGCCCAGAGTTCCTGGCGCTCTCCCCGAAGGGAACGCCAGATACTCCCAGCCCACGCCGGCAGATGTTCCAAAACGTGACGACTCGATATCGTCAACTGGCTTGGGAGCAGTTGCTGCAAGAATACCCCGACCTCGCAGAGGAAGCGCTGATTCTGCAGGCCGAAGAAGACGCTATGAAGCGCGGACTCCTGTACCTGAAATGACCTTCAACGCATACCAGCAGTACGACGATCAGACCGGCGCAACATCGGTCTATACGATCTCGTTCCCATACCTTGATCGAGACCACGTCGTCGTGACCTTGGGTGGCGTGACGTTGACGGTCGGCACGGACTATTCGTTCACGTCGGACACGCAACTGACGTTCACCCCGGCGCCGACTGGCGACTTGGTGATCAAGCGCGTGACCCCGGTCGCGTCATCGATTGTGGACTTTGAATCCGGCGCGGCTATCACCGAGCGCGATCTCGACCGGGCGAATCTGCAGGCGCTGTACGCTGCTGCGGAAACGCGCGACACCGCGACGGTGGATGTTGAGACGTTGCAGGATTACGTCGACGATGCCTCGCTGTACGACCAGGGGCCTGAGGGTACACCGCAAGCCTGGTCGTTTACTGCGACTGGTGGGCAGACCGACTTCACCCTGTCGACCCCGACGCCGGACTCGACGAACGACGACTTCTTCATCGTCACGGTCGACGGTCTGTCGAAGCGCCCAGGCACGGACTTCACCGTGAGCAGCAGCAACGTCATGACCCTGACCTCTGCGGCGACTGTCGGCCAGATCGTCAGCGTCCGCAACTTGGGTCGTCAGCGCACACTCAACACGATCCTCGACGCCAGCGTCACGTCGGCCAAGCTAAGCTCCGCATGCGGCGTCACCGCTGACGGCGGCACGACCGAGCGCAGTTTCATCACCCGCTTCGGTGACATCGTCAACGTGCTGGACTACGGTGCTGATGCGACCGGTGCCACGGACTCGACTGCCGCGATCCAGGCCGCGCTCGATGCTGCCGCTGGTGGCACGACCTACTTCCCGGCTGGCACGTACATCGTCAACTCCGCGAACCTGGAGGTCGACGACAATGGCGCGCGACTGGCAGGCGATGGCGTTAGCAGCAAGATCGAACTGACGGGCTACTCGATCAAGGTGCCGGCTGACGATGACGCCACCGACTACGAGGACATCCGCTTCGTCGACCTGTACATGAAGCGCACCGATGCCGGTGGCCCAATCGTCGAACTCGCAGGCAGCGAAGGCAACAGCAACTGGATCTATGCCGCATCGTTTACTGCCTGCAAGTTTGAAGGCGGCAACATCGGCGTCGACCTCGAGGGTTGCGAGAACGTCACCTTCGACCGCTGCCGATTCATCGACTGCACCAAGCACATCAACGCAGCCGACAGTACGGAGATCCCGGTCGTGCATTGCGTGATCCTGAACTGCTGGTTCAAGGGTCACACGTATGGCGTGTACCTGGAAGGCGCGCGCAGCGTGACCATGCGCGGGTGCTTCTTCACCGGCACGTCCGCAAACGACGTGGTCGTGCATGACCGATGCCGAGACATCGAGGTCGACAGTTGCCGGTTTGAAGATGCCGACGCTGACCCCAGCATCATCCTCGGCAATGACCCCGCCGGCCCCACCAACAGCGAAGGCTTGCGCGTAATCAACTGCCTGTTTGAACACACGGGCGGGACGAAGGATCACTTCATCAAGATGCAGCGCGCCATCCGTGTGCTGATTGAGGGCTGCTCGTTTTACGGATCGCAGGACAAAGACATCGAGAACGTCCCGGCTGCGACGGACAGCACCAGCGGATTCTTCGATAACAACTACACGGACAATGACCTGTCCGACACGACCGACGCCAACTTCTACGAGCGCAAGAAGGAAGTCCTGTTCGACGTGATGGACTTCGTGTACGGCACGATTGATTTCTCTTCCGGTGGAACTGGAACGCTTGCCAACCCAGGCAACACCACCATCTCGCACGACAGCGAAGAAGTCGTCAACGTGCCGATGACGGGCGCTCGCTTCGGCGACATCGTGTGGGTTTCGTTCGGGCAGACTGGAGCGTTTACTCCGAACCTAATCACCACGGCCAAGGTGGTCACGGCGGATGAAGTCGAGATCACATTCAACAACAACAGTTCAAGCTCGGGTATCACCGTGAGCGCGAACGTAACCACGCGCATCCTGCGGATTCCGCGCGACACCTTCGACGAGATTGACTGATGACTTTCGCCACTAAAGAGTACGACGGAGACAACGTCGTCACCTACAAGCTGACGATCACGGCGAGTTCCAACTCCAATGTGATCCCACTCCGAGGAGCCAAGAGTGTGTATCTGATTTCAGATGTACAGGACGCTGCTCAAATCTACGTGCCTCAGGTTACGGACGATGGCAGCGCGCCCGACAACACAGGGTCTAACGACGTGCGCCTAGCTGCCCTGATTGGCACGGGCTACACGGGAGCGGTGGTTGACCCGAACACGTCGGTCAACTCTAGTCGTGCCGGCGTGATCCCAGGCAACGTGATGCCCCCGTACATCTACATCAAGAACACCGACGCGCTCAACCCCGTTGGCGTTGATATCTGGGTGACTTTCTAATGGCACGCGCAACCTCATACCAAGACTCCATGGCGACCGCGACCAAGAGCGACCTGCTCTACGTGCGCGGCGCCAAGAGTGTCATTATCACTTCCGACCAAGCTGTGCAGATTAAGATCCCCCTCGTACCTACGGGAACCGCTGCGCCTAGTAATGCGTCGGGCGTCAAGATCGAGTCCCAGGCTATGAGCAGTCCGCTCAGCCTGGTCGGCCCGACCAAGGAGCCGGACGGTACGTATGCGGGTGTGATCCCGGAGGAGTTTATGCCTCCGTACATCTTCCTGCACAATACGTCGGGCAGCACCGCCAATGTTTCGGTATGGATTACCTACTAATGGAATCTGCCGAAGTGTGGTTTGCCGTGGCGCAAGGTGCGACCGGGCTACTGGTCGTGGTCATTGGGTGGACGGCGGCGCGCTTGGCCGAGACGGTCGGGCGCTTAGCTAACAAGGTCGCGAACCTGGAGCGCGATATGGTGCAACTCGTGGCCGAGCTCAAGGTCGAGGTCGCCACATTGCAGGAGCGATTACGTGGGCGCTAGGTACATCCCCCTGCTGGCGCTGTCGTCTTGCTCATCGCTGCCCACGCTAGGCTCCGGCGGTGACTCATCGTCGGCCCCTGACCTCGGGCCGGCGGTGGTGCAGGCCCTGCCGGAGGTCGCCCAGGCCACCAGCAATCTACTGCAGACCTTCGTCGTGACGGCGGTCGTGGTCGCGCTGTTCTTCCCAGCCGCGCGCTTCGCTGCGGTCGGAGTGTTCGTCGCCTTCTACGAATGGGTCGCTCGCCTGTTCCGTCCCCGCTCAAAGGAGGGTGGAGAAAAGGAAGTGCAGTAGGTGTAAGCGGCGCAAGGCTCTGTCCGAGTTCAACAAAGGCGGACAAACCTTTTGCCGCGATTGCAACCGCGAGTACCAGCGCGAGTACAGAAAGAAGAACCCCGACTACTGGCGGAGATACGAGGGGAAGCGTCGATCTAAATCGCAGATCCGTCAGAAGAACGCACGTCGCCGCGCCCTTGAGCGCAACGCTTCGGGGGAGGCCACGGCGCAGCAGATCGCAGCGCGCTTCGCCTACTACGGCAACCGCTGCATCACGTGCGGCTCGACCGATAAGCTGACGGTCGACCACCTGATCCCTCTCAGCAGGGGCGGCGCCAACTGGCCGTCGAACATGGCCCCCATGTGCCACAGGTGCAACTGCCAGAAAGGATCGCGCACGATCCAGGAGTTTAGAGATGGCAAATGAGCAAAGCATTAAAGCAGTCCGCGAGATGTACGCCGAGTTCGGCGACTTCCTGCATGACGTGTGGATGGGACTGCAACTCCCGCAGCCCACAGCCAGGCAGTACGAGATCGCCGACTTCATGCAGCACGGCGGCTCGGCTGTGTTCGTCGCCGGCCAGCGTGGCATCGGCAAGTCCTGGATCGCAGCCAGCTACGGGATCTGGCGCCTGCTGCACGATCCCTCGGTCAACGTGTTCACCCTGTCCGCGTCTGCCGAGAAAGCAAACGAGCTCAGCCTGTTTGCCAAGCGCCTGCTAACCAACCCGCGCCTGCCGATGCTGCACCACCTCGCGCCGGCAGCGAACAGCCGGGACAACATCGCGCGTTGGGATGTCGCGCCTGCGCCGAACCAGCAAATGCCTAGCTGGAAAGCTATCGGTGTCGAGGGTCAGATCCAGGGCGCGCGTAGCAACCTAGTCATCCTCGACGACATCGAGTCGATGGCTAACTCCAAGACTCCCATGTCCCGCGAGCAGTTGCTGCGGCAGGCCATGGACGTTGAGTCCACCAAGATCCCGGACGACCCCAACGCGCAGACAATCTGGCTCGGCACGTATCAGTCGACCGACTCGATCTACAAGCAACTGCGCGAGCGCGGCGTGGCATCGCGGATGTGGCCGTCGCGCTACCCGTCAGCCGATGCGATGGCTGCGTACTCGGGTTGCCTGGCTCCGTCGATTGAGAAGGAGCTCGAGCAGGATCCGGGCCTCGCGTCCGCCGGCATTGAGGGCCGGGGTGCGCCCATCGATCCGCAGCGATTCGGTGACGAGTTCCTGCTGCAGCGCGAGCGACTGTTGGGTAAGGCGCAGTTTGAACTGCAGTTCCAGTTGAACCCGCACCTGTCCGACCTCGACGCATACCCGCTGCGTTGCGAGGACGTGATCGTCGCGCACCTCACGCCCGATGGTGTGCCGGACGAGATCGCACCATCAGGTCGGGCGGAAGACCAGGCCGGGGATCTCCCGTGCGTGGGTCACAGCGGCGACTCCTTCTACCGCGCCGGCAAGTGGGAAGGCACGACCGTGCCATACGATCACATCGTCTGCGCTATCGACCCGTCAGGATCGGGCCGAGATGAGACCGCCTGGGTCATTGCAGCGGTGACTCTAGGTCGGATGTTCGTGCTGGACTGGGGCGGTCGGCAGGACGGAGCCAGCCAGCAAACCCTCGACGTGATCGCGAAGGCGTGTCGCAGGTGGAGCGTGACCGAGATCCTGCTGGAGCGGAACTTCGGCGGCGGAACCTGGACTGAGCTCCTGCAAGGTACGCTCCGCAAGGTGTACCCGTGCAGCGTCACGGAGGTGCAGGCCAAGGGATCCAAGGAGCAGCGGATCGCAGACATCCTGGAGCCAATCGTCCAGGCTCGCAAGCTGGTGATGGATGAGCGCGCCATCGCGTCCGAGTTCACGTGGGCATCGCGGCAGGAGTTGCCGGAGGCCGCGCGCGCTCGCCTGCTGGTCTACCAAATGGCCCACCTCAAGCGCGAAAAGGGATGCCTGGAATGGGACGACCGCGTCGATGCCCTCGCGATTGCGGCGCAGTCCCTGCGTAAGCACGTCGGCCTCGACCCCGACGAGCAAGCGGCTAGGCTCCGGGACGAGCGGCTCGATGCCGCCCTGGAATCCTTCCGCGATAGCGTGATCAGCCCAGGCCCCCCGAAAGGGAATGCTTGGGTGACCCTTCCGGGATCCAGACGCCGGTGACTTAGCGCGCGCAGGCACGCACGCACGCACGCACGCGCACACGCGCACACACACGCACGCGCGTTTTGGATAGGGGGCGCGGTCGCCGCACCGCGTCGAGGATCCCCGCGCGGCATCGGGGCCAAATCGCAGGGCATCGCGTCAGACGCGCGTTAAGGGGTCGCCACGACGCGAAGGGCCGCAAGTAGGCTCATCACCCACCTGCGGCCAAGCGTGCAGCAGAGGCCCTCTGTGCGCGTCTCAGGAGATGCCCTCCATCGCCTCGCGCAGGGCGCGGTCACTCGGTCGCGAGTACCACTTGAGCGTGGTCTCGGCCTTCGCGTGTCGCATGAGCCGCTGCGCCACGTGGATCTTCACCCCGCTGTCGAGTAGCTGCGCGCCGAAGTACCCCCGCAGGGAATAGAACGTCCGCCGCCGACCGAGGCTGTCGTGCTGCTCGATCCCCACCGCCGCGAGATCGCAGCGCAGGGTCTCGGCGAGGTTCCGCCAGCCCCACTCCGTGAGGCGCGCGTAAGCCCCCGTCCGTAGCCGCATCTCGACCTCAAAGGGGAGCGGCAGGGTGTCAGCGCGTCGGCTCTTCTGTGCGCTCGCTGGCAGCCTCAGGACGAACACGTCCGGCTCGGTCTGCACGATATCCCGGTCGGGATTGATGCGCCGGATCTCGACAGGGCGCAGCCCCGTGCGTGCCGCGATCAAGTAGAGGTCGCGCCGCGCTGCCGGGATGCGCTCGTCCGTGGTCAGGGCCTCAACGTGTTCCGGCTCCAGAGATCCCGGCTCTGCCGTCCGGCCCGTGCGCCGTGCTGGCTTCACCAGCCGCTGCAACTCGGCGATGCTCGCCCACCGACCGTAGCTGCGAAGCACCGTCACCACGTGCTGCGTCGATGCGTCGCTGCGCTGCTGCGCGTATCGGTTGACGAGGCCCTGCGCCTTGGCAGGATCGGCTGCGAATCGGCGCAGGACAGACTGCACTTGGCGCACGTATTTGTCCGTCTTGCCGAGGCCCTCAAGGTGCGTCAGGTAGTCGATCATCCGACCACCTCCGTCAGCGTGTCGAGGTCGAATGCATCGCACGGGTGGATCTTCCACGTGGCTTGTTCGCGCAGCGAGTTGGTACGCGCTTCGATCACGTATGCCAGCGACACGCGGCAGCAGGAAAAGCACTCGACCTCGTTCCCGTTGGTCAGGGAGTAAAGCCGTCCGGCGCGAGCGTCGAGCAGTAGTTCGTCGTACCGCTCGCGCGTTACGGCCATAGGCTTGAAGGAATCAGGCTGTGTCATACCGCCGAAGCCCCGCGACGCTCAAGGCGGCACGGGGCTGGGGCTGTGTGGTGATCGGGTCAGGTGATGCACCAGATGACGTAGAGCAGGGCCACAAAAAGCAGCAGATCTAGCCAATCGAGACGGTCGCGGTCGTCGCTCATGGCTAGAACCTATCCGGGCTTAGCACCTTGTCCGTGCATTCAACCGGATACCACGGGTCATTCTTACTAGTCCCGCACCTATCCCACGCCTCGATGAAGCGGCTGAGCCACTCGCGCTCCGGGCCATCGCCCATCTCGGCCCAAAGGGAGAAAGCGCAGTCGGGATCGATCCCGCGCGCCTCGCACCACGCATCGAGCAAGCGACTAAGGCGGTCTTCCTGATGTCGAGTAAGGCTGTGCATCACTTAGCCTCCCATCCCTCGCCGTCGCAGCGTGGACACGGGAAGCGCATACAAATGTCATCACTCCCGCTCCCTTTACACGCAGGGCAGTTCTTCAGCTTTTCAAGCTGTACATCGCGAGATTCGATTTCGACCTCTTCGCATACCTCGTTTAAGACACGCTCCGCAGCCTCCATCGCTTCTTCAATCTTTTCGCCGTAAGCGTCCACAGCCGCGATTTGGTGGAAGTCCTCGTTACGGACGGTGTCGGTGTCGATCTCGACCACCACCTTGGTCTTAAGGTAATACTCGACCTCGACCTCGTAATAGGCTGAGGTCGGGTCGGCCTCGTCAGGGTCGCGCTTGATCGCGTCAAACTCGCCGAGCGCGCCATCGATCTTCAGCAGCAGTCCGTCCCAGCATGGGCTGTCCCAGTCGCGCCTAACCTTGTCCTCCGAGATGAAAGCATCCAGGGACATGAAGCGCATCCGCGTGATCTCAAACCAAAGATCGTGCAACTCGGTGTCATCGGGGTGCATCTCGCGTAGCTCATTCGCGTGGCCGCTGATGATGTCGGATTCAATGTCATTGACGCGCTGCCAAAGAGCGCAGGGAAAAATGGATTTTGCAGTCATGGCTCTGTGTGTGGTTCGGGGTTAGGCGGTGCGCTTGCCGCCCGTGATGCGGAAGGAGAGGAAGCGATCACCACCGTAGGTGAAGGAGTGCGGCAGCAGTTCGGCTTCGTACTCCATGTGGCGATCAAGCCAAGCCTGCGCCGCGATTGCTGCGTTGGTCGCCTGCGGCAGGCCGGGATCGAAGGCTACGCGGACGCTGCGCTTCGGCGACAGCCGCCCCTCATCGGTGCGCGCAGTCATGGTGCCGTTGCCTGCGCTGTAGCGCACACGGATTGCGACGCTCGGCTGCGGGGTTGGGATCATTTCCCCGGTGGTGGGATCTTGTACGGATTGCATGTTTCTGTGTGTTAGGTGGTCGGCGGGTTGCCGCCACGCCCCTATCCTATCGACCATTCCACATTACCGATCCCATAAATCGGAGGCAAACTTGGATTTACCTAACTCAAGCTGTGCTAAGCAGTTACGCAGAGTCGTGTTGCCAGGCACACGGTTAATCGGCCCCAAACAGCGCCCGATAGGCCCGTGCGTAGTGCAGTCCCCACGTGTCGCCGTGGTCATCCGGCCCCCAATCCCGGCGAGGCGATCCAGCGCCCCAGCAGTCAAGCGCGTGCGCCCACTCATGCACTAAGAAGTGCAGCGCGACGCAGAGCGGGAGGTCGGGATCGACCCTGATAAGCAGTCGTCGCCGCTTCCCCTTCCCCCGCAGTTCGCAAGTGCCGAGGCATTCCGGGGTGCGCGCCCGGACTACGCGCACGGGTAGAGGTGGTGGTGCTTCCTGCCGCAGCACCGCGACAGCCGCCGTCCACGCGGGATCAGGCACGGCTCCTGGATCGCGCCTTGGCACGGCTGCGCGCTGGCATATCGACCGTGAACCACTCCCGTAGCTGTCGCCGCCGCTCGATATCGGCGGGGTCAGGCTCGATGCCCTGCGCGCGCTCCGCAAGGTAGGCCATGGCTTCGGCTTCGTAATGCTCGGCGTTCGCTTCCTGGATCCGCGCGGCCAGCGTCGGTGAGTCTCGCAGCAGCCGCCACACCTGACGGCGCGGCCCACGCCGCCCCCGGTCGCCGTGCTGCTGCACGTATGCCTCCAGCAGGACGCTGTTGGCAGACGCGGCGCACGTGCGGTCGGACATCGGCCATCGCTCGGGGTCGCGCTCAGGGGATGTACGGAACACCACCGGAGCAGCACACGCTTGGGCGATCCAGAACGCCGAGCCGAAGCCGCGCCCCGTCAGCGAGTACGGCCACGTGTCCCGCAGCACCTCGGCCAGCCGATGCGGCCCCCGCGTGTACAGCAGGAACTCCCGCGCTGCCTTGGCTCCGGCCAGCGTCCACGCCGCACGCCGCTGGCGGTCACCCTTCCACCGCTCCCGCACCCAGCGGTACTCAAGGTAGACATCGGGGAACCACGGCGCACCGACCCCGGCCTCGAGATGCCCGTACCGCCTCCACCTGTAGTGATGCGACGCGCAATAGGGTGTGCGGTCATTGCGTCGGCCCTGTCGGCAACCCTCGGCCCTGCACGCACCCAGCGCGCTGCGTCGGCGCAGTTCGCGGTAGGTCATCGGCGCTCCGTCCGGCCTCGCATCTTTTCGACGAAGGCATCCAGCTCATCGCTGCCCACGGCCTCCCCGGCTCGCTCGGGGCGCTTCGTGGCACGTAGGTAGGATACGGCATTAGCAACGTCAGACGGCTTGCTGTCGGGATCCCGGAGCCGCGCCAGCAGTTGCCGCACGGTCTCGACGTGTAGCTGGTCGAGTAGGTCGTCGAACTCTGCGCTCATGCGTCCAGGGTAGGTGGTGGTGGTGCTGCGCTTTCCACGGATGATGGGGGTGGGTGGTAGGCGACTCAATGGGTGGGGGGCCCCCTGCCGCTCGGCGAGCCGCCACGGCCCACCGATCCCATAGGCCGATGGGATCCAACCGCTTACCTGGCAAGGACTTACGCGCGCCGACCCCCCACCCGGTCGCTCGCAAGACCCCCACCCCACGGGGGGTGACGCGGTCGCTCGTTCGCTATGTTGACCACACGAATCGCGAACGGTGTTTGGATTTTCCCCCGCGCCCGTATACTCATGTCTCACGCGGCTCATGGGTTCGTGTGTGTTCTGTGTCTGGGGGCTGGCTTGCGCTGGCCCCCTTTTTTCATGTATACCTTTCCGCATGACACAGACGCCCTACCACCGCCGGCTACGGCCCGTCCGCCCCAGCTATCGGGATCGCATGGTTCTCAAGCGGCTGCAGACCGTATTGCCTGGTGAGCTCGGGGAGCCGATCCGCTTGGCGACGCGATACCTGTCGATCCTGACCGGGATCGGGCAGGGGCATTGCACGATGCACCTGAAGCGGCTGGAACACCTCCGGCTGATCGAGTGCTATGAGCGGCAGCGTCAGGGCAGCAAGAAGGGTGGCCTGTACAGACTGACCCGTCGCGGCTCCGCGTTTGACTGCGAGGTCTAGTGTCGAGTTTCGGCAAGGTGACCCAGCCTCTCCTGGAGGCTGCGAAGGTCTGCAGACAGTCGCGCGTCGACACGTCGCCCCTGCTGGTGCTGGCGTACTACGGTCTGGCTGAGCGGCCCGTCTGGGCGTCCAGCTACACCATCGCGGACACGCTCGGGGTAGACTCCAGCAATGTCCGCCGCACCCTACGCCGATACGTCGACATCGGGGTGCTGGAACTGGTGGGAGTCCGCCATCGGAGCAACTGCTACCAGCTAACGTCTAGGGTCATGGTGACCCTAGACCAGGGTCATGGTGACCCTAGATCTAGGGTCATGGTGACCCTCAAACAGACTACTGAACAGACAACAGAACAAAAGAGCATGGCAAAGCCAAAGAGAGTACGCCCATGGCCTAGCGTCGACCCTGACGTTCAGGCCGCCATCGTCGAGAACTACTGCCGCGTCCTGGAGAAGTGCGGCAGCCCAGCCGCCCCGTCGCAGAAGGCGCTCGGGGTTCAGGAGGGCCTCGGTCGCCGCCACCAGATGTGGGAGGTCGACGGGATCGCCCACGTCCTAGAGGCGCCGGATGTCTGGGCCTGGATCGAGAAGCAGTTGGTCGGGCCGGACGGTCTGCCGTCGTGCAACCCCGCCTGGGCCTGGAAGTCGATCCTCGACAAGCTGGATCACGCACGGGTGCTGCGGGTGAAGAAGCAGCAGGCGCAGAGCGAGGCTGATCGCCGCGAGCAGGAAGCTCAGGCGGGAGCCGAGGAAGCCAGCGAGCGCGTGATCCTCGAGCAGCGCGCTGCAGCCGGGGATGTCGACGCTATGCGCGCCCTGTATGGAGACGCTGTGGCCGACGCTTTCGTCAAAGCCATGGAGGCGAACGCCTGATGCGCTACCTGTCCGTATGTTCCGGGATTGAGGCTGCTACGGTCGCGTGGCATCACCTCGGGTGGAAGCCTACCGCTTTCTCGGAGATTGACGCATTCCCATCGGAGGTGCTGGCCCACCACTTCCCCGATGTTCCAAACCTGGGCGACATGACGGAGATTTCGGATGAAGCACTTTCAGGAAATGATCTCATTGTGGGAGGAACGCCGTGCCAATCGTTCTCGGTGGCAGGGCTACGCGAAGGACTGGAAGATCCTCGCGGCAACCTCGCGCTTGCCTTTTGCGACTTGGTTCGCCGCGCACGTCCCCGATGGGTTGTCTGGGAAAATGTACCCGGAGCCTTGTCGTCGGGAGGAGGACGGGACTTTGGTTCCATCATCGGGGCGTTGGCAGAACTCGGGTACGGTCTCGCCTGGAGAGTGCTGGACGCTCAACACTTCGGAGTTCCACAGCGGCGCAAGCGCGTCTTTCTTGTCGGATGTCTTGGAGACGCAGCCCGTGCCAGAGCGGTACTTTTTGAGCCCGAAAGCCTGCGCCGGGATTCTCCGCCGAGCCGAGAAGCGAGGCAAAAAGTTGCCGGAGTCCCTGGAGTCAGCTTTACGCTTAACGCTCACGGCGGATCACACAGCCGATTAGACGCGGAAAGTGAGACCTTCATCACCTTCGACGGGGCGCCGACGATCAGCCATTGGGAAGGTGGGCCGCACCCGACCTTGAACCAATCGCACAACACGAGTTCGCCCGGTTATAGCGATCAGGAGCTTTTCTCCCAGCGCGGCGGTGGCCTGGTTCCGTCGGACGGCGTGGCCGATCCCGTCACCGCCAACGACGACCGCACCTACACGCAGGAGGGTAGCCGGAACTTCCGACTGAAGAACTGCGTGATAGCCTTCAAGCCTGGGCAATCTGCCGACGCAGGAACATTGGGCGCGCAAGAAGAGGTCGCTTGCACCGTGGAGGCCGGGGGCGGAGGGAATAGCCGCCAAGCAATCGCCAGCGGTCGCGGTCACGTGAGGCGACTCACCCCCCGCGAGTGCGAGCGGCTGCAAGGGTTCCCCGACGACTGGACGCGCATTCCGTGGAAGGGGAAGCCGGCAGACAAATGCCCGGACGGCCCACGCTACAAGGCTTGCGGCAACAGCATGGCCGTCCCCGTGATGCGGTGGATCGGCGAGCGCATCCAGGAGGTCGAGAATGGATAGCCTAGCCAACTCGGAGCAATGCCTCGTCGCCATGATGCTCATGGACGGCAAGCTGGTCGAGGCAGCTTCCGCCAAGGTCAAGCCGGAGGACTTTGGATCCGACCGGCTTAGGAAGCTGTACAAGCTGATCCTCGACCTCGACCGCGCAGAGCCGGGGGCCGTCGACGCCGTCCAGGTGATGACGGTCATCGAGGATCGCAGGCTGCAGGAGGAACTCGTCGACCGCGAGGGGCTTCGCTCGATGCTCGCGAGCGTTCCGTCGACAGCATACGCTGAGACGCACGTGAACGCCGTTCTGGAGGGCGCGCGTCGTCGCCGCCTGTCCGATGCCCTTGTGCGCGCCCAAGCCGCCATAGGCGAAGGGGAGAAGGCTGGCAACGTCATGCGCCAGTTGGACGAGGATCTGCAGACCGCCCACGCCGCACGTGGCGAGACGGATCTGGTGGTCTCGCGTGACGCGGACAAGATGTTCCGGGGCCAGTTGCAGCAGCGCGTCAGCCAGACGGATGGCGCGAGGCTCATCGATACTCCGATCCCGGCCCTGACGCAGCTACTCGGCGGCGGATTGTCCGGCGGCGAGATGGTGATCGTGGCGGGTCGTGCCGCGATGGGCAAGTCGGTGTTCGCCGAGTGCATGGCCGAACAGGCATGCCAGCATGGGTCGGTGCTGTACTGCAGCCTGGAGATGACCTCGGATCAGATGGTGCAGCGCGCCTACCAGCGATTCTCCGAGCAGCCGATCCCTGACGCTCGCACCGCCTACGGGGCCAGCGCGCAGGCAGTCCTGGCCGTCAGCGAGTCGGTGTCGACGCGGATCAGGAGCCGCAACATCTACTACATGGACAAGACCGACGTGGACTTCCAGGCGATCCATGCTGCGGCGCTGTCGCTGCGCGCTCGGTCGTCGCTGTCGCTGGTGGTCGTCGACTACATCGGCCTAGTGCGCGAGGATCCGTCCGCGCGTAGCCGGCAGGAAGCCGTGAGTTCGCTGTCCCGCCGCCTGAAGCGAATGGCGCTGTCTCTCAAGATCCCGGTCATCGCCGTCGCGCAGTTGAACCGCGAGCTTGAAAGGCGCGACGATAAGCGCCCGAAGCTGTCGGATCTCCGGGAGTCGGGCGCTCTGGAACAGGATGCCGACCGCGTGTTGGCCGTCCATCGTCCGAGCTACTACGATCCTGGGTGCAATGAGACCGATAGGATCATTGTCCTCAAAAACCGATACGGTCAGACTGGCGAAGTCGGCGCCAGCTTTGAACCGCACAGAATGCGCTGGAGCGCGCTCAAGTTTTCCGACCATTCCGTTCTGTAATGAAGCACGTCCGCAAATACCTCAGTCTCGCTTTCTACTTCCTCGCGCAACTGCTCGCTCGCGTTAGCTGCGCGTGTGAGAAGTTCAGCCTGTACGTCGCCCCGAAGAACAAATGAGTTGCGTCAACAAACGAACTATGTCTGGCAAGCCGCTGTTTGGCTACATGCAGCGCGTTACTAGCAGACACGTCGAGCCGATGGCATGCATGAGCAAGGCCAGCGTTTCGCTGTGCGGCGTGTCCGGCAAGTGGCCGAGCATGCTGACGCGCGAGTCGGACGGCATTCTCGATTTAGACCTTAGCGATCTCGAGGAGTCTATCGACCGCGCGCGTGAGATGGGCCACAAGACCAAGTGGCACTTCGCTGTCGGCTTCAAGCCCAAGTGGGTTCCGGCGGAAGGCTACACCCTGGCGTACCAAACGAAGCGCATCGAGGACAACCTCGCGTACATCGACACGGTCATGCGCGAGCTAGGTCACAAGATCGACATCGTCGACGCGATCAATGAGCCTCTGCAGCCTGACGGCTCGGGGTTCCGGCATAGCCCGAACCACGACAAGATCACCGTCGAGGAGATCGCCACGTACCTCAAGTACATTGACGCGCACCCCTGCCGGAAGACAAACCTGCAGATCGGCATCAATGAGTACGGTGTCGAGCGCAATGGCCTGAAGCAGGACACGCTCTATCAACTCTGCCTGCAGTTGCGCGACGAGTTAGACGCGCCTCTGGATTACGTCGGCATGCAATGCCACCTCGACGCGGCAGACCCGCCGAACCGAGATGAGTTGCAGCAGTCGTTCCAGCGTTTCGCCGACGCAGGGTTCGCCGTGCATATCACGGAGTTGGACATCCGCGTCGCCGGAGTGGATGCCTACAAGCTGCGCCGACAGGAGGAGGTCGCCGAGGATCTGCTGGTCGCCGCGCGTCGCGCCGGGGTGCATTACGTAATCACCTGGGGTACGACCGACAATGACAGTTGGATCTACGCCAAACACGGCATTGACTACCCAGATGAGCAGCCGCTGCCGTATAATGTCCAGAATGCGCCGAAGCCATTCGGCCAGAAACTCGAAGCCCATACGAGGTGACGATGACACAGAAAGAGCAAAGCAAACAATCAGTCGGCGCGAAGCGCTACGTCGAGGTCATGGATCCCGACGTTTATCACAGTCAGCCTGAGATCAGCAAGTCTGGTCTCGACATGATTGCGAAAGCCCCGCGCCTCTACCATTGGCATCACATCGACCCAGATGGTGAGCCGCTGAAGCAGACTCCGGCGATGGAGTTGGGCGAGTACGTCCACGTCGCAACGCTGGAGCCGGATCGCTGGCAGTCGCACTACATTTGTGCGCCCAAGTTCGACCGACGCACCAAGGCTGGCAAGGAGCAAGCCGCGCAGTTTGAGCTTGAGAACGAGGGCAAGATCGTCGTGCCATCCGACATGTACGATCACGCCAACCGCAGCGCCGACGCTGTGCGCGAGCATCCGCATGCCGGCGATCTACTGATGCTGCCTGGCAGGGCAGAGGTCTCGATGTTCTCCGAGCATGAGGAGATGGGCGTCGGCATTCGCGGTCGCGCGGACTACATCCTCGACGGCTCGTCGAGCATCATTGACCTGAAGACAACTCGCGACGCATCGGCGCGCAAGTTCTACTACTCGGTGCGCGACTACCGCTACGACGTGCAAGCAGCGTTCTACCTGGATCTGCTTAGCCACTTCCGCGAGGAGGTCGGCACGTTCTATTGGGTGGCTGTCGAGCCGCGTCCGCCGTATATGGTCAGCCTCTACTGGGCTGGTCAGGATATGGTCAACGCAGGTCGCGAAAAATACTACCGCGATCTGCTTAACTACAAAGTGTGCCTTGAGACCAACACATGGCCGGGGTACGTCGCAAGTCAAGAGTTGAACCTGGAGGTTCCAAAGTGACACAGATTGAGCAAGTCAAAGAGCAGGCGCGGATCATCGCGTCGTCATCCCTCGTCCCAAAGCAATATCACGGGAAGCCCCAGGATTGCTTCATCGCGCTGCAGGCAGCTAACAGGCTCGGGTGCGACCCGATGCTGTTCATGCAGCAGACCTACGTGCTGCACGGCAAGCCGGCAATGACGGCTAAGTTCCAGATCGCACTAGCGAACAACTCGCCGCGCATCCGTGGCGGCATCCGCTGGAACATCAGCAAGAAGGGTGACTATTCGTGCGAGGCGACATGCGCCGAGACGGGTGAGATCCTGCAAGGCCCGATCTGCAACCTTGAACTGGCAAAGGCAGAGAACTGGACGAAGAACGGCAAGTACCGCACGATGCCGGATCTGATGCTGCGCTATCGTGCGGCGACGATGTTCATCGCGCTCTATCTGCCGGAGACCACCATGGGCTTCCAGTCGGTCGAGGAGGTGCAGGACGTGCAAGCGTCGCAAGCGCCGATGACCTCGCTGCCGCCGGATCTCAAGCCGGAGCAGGCCGCTGCGCCCCCGGCTATTGAAGAGCCTAAGGCTCAGGATCTAACGCATGGTGATGGCGAGATCGTCGACGCCGTAGTGGCGGAAGACGCCAAGGTCGAGCAGAAAGACCTGATCTAGCAGTTCCACTTCTTGAGGGCCAAGTTGATGCGAGACTTCGGATCGCGCTTCGTCTTTTCGCTAGTCAGCTTGGCCTTCATACCTTTCATCCGCGCACAGAAACTCTTGCGACGCTTGGCATCCTTCGACCCCTTCTTGGGCTTACCCGTCACCGGGGCCTTGAGGTTTGAGCCTGTCTCGCGGTTGTACTTGCGCCGACCGGCTGCGGTCAGTCCACCTGTGCGCGATTTGTGTTTGCCGATTCTGAGGGAGACCATAGCGTGAAGGATAACATGAGATTCATCGGCGTCGACCCCGGCAAGACCGGGCATATTGCGATTATCAACGAAGAGGGTAAGTACCTTTTCGATGCCAAGATCCCGCTGATTGACGGCGAGCTTGCCTGCAGCGTCCTAGAGACGCATTGCCTGGGCGCGCGCTGCGTCGCGCTGGAGCAGGTGCAGGCGATGCCGGGGGGCGGTGTGCGTCGTCCTGGCATTGTGTCGACGTTTAACTTTGGCAAGATCTTCGGCGAGACGCTCGCTTGCATCCGCATGTGCAACGCGCCGTTGCTAAGACCGAGGCCACAAGAGTGGCAGAAGCTGATCTACGGGGGCCGCAAGAAAGGCCAAGACCCGAAGGAGACCAGTCGGGCTGTCGCCGCCGAGCGACACCCATCCATCGCCGACCGCTTTCAAACTAAGGTTTCAGCCGGCCTCGCGGACGCGCTGCACCTTGCTGAGTACGCGCGGCGGCTAACCCTGTACGAAGAGAAATGAGCTACAACCGCGTCATTCTGATGGGCAATCTCACGCGAGATCCCGAAACCAGCCAGAGCAAGTCTGGCATGACCATCTGCAAGGCCGGCCTCGCTGTCAACGAGCGCATGCCGGACGGGCAAGGTGGATACAAAGACGAGGCGTCGTTCTTCGATGCCGTCCTCTTTGGCAAGCGAGCAGAGGCGTTTGCGCGCTTCATGCAGAAAGGCAAGCCATGCCTGATCGAAGGCAAGCTGCGACAGAGCCGCTGGCAAGACAAGGAGTCGGGCAAGGCCCGATCCAAGGTCGAGGTCATCGTCGACAGTTGGGAGTTTGTCGGGCCAAAGGGCGAGGACAGTCGAGGGGACTCCGTCCAGCAGGCTTTCGGTGGCACTCCGCAACCGGCAGCAGCTTTCGGAGACGACGTTCCGTTCTAGAGAGAAAGTGTTTTCCTACGAGCCTTCCTGATAAGGGGAGGCTCGTTTTCTTTTCCACGGACGCAACTTTATATGCCACAGTCACTTGCGCTCGCTATACGATCCCACTATGAGCGAAGCAGGGTTTCCCTTGGTCTCCAAGGAGCTCGTCGAGAAGTTGGAGGAGCTTTTTCCACCCCAATGCATCGGCGAGAATCAGAGTTTCGATGACGCCCACCGATACGCCGGGATGGTGTTCATCGTGCAGTTCCTCCGCAACCAGTACGAGAAGCAAGTAGATGTGCCTCGGTAGCACGACCGTTCGCCCTCCGGCTCCCGCCCCCGCTGCCCCACCGCCGGCCACCAAGCCGGCAGAGGAGATCACGACTGGTGACGTGCGAAAGCGCCGGAAGCGCCAGGAGCAGCTTGGCTTTGCTCTACGCATTCCTCGCCCCCAGGGCTTAGGTTCGGGCGGTAGCGGCGCCAACTACTAATGCATCAGCAGGGATCGATTGCAGGCCAGTATCAGCGCATGTGCGCTGATCGTGAGCATTTCCTGGATCGAGCGCGAGACTGCTCGGCGGTCACCATCCCGACCGTCGTGCCGCCAGAGGGGTTCGTGCAATCGAGCGACATCCACGTCCCGTTCCAGGGCCTGGGCGCGCGCGGTGTCAACAACCTGAGCTCGACCCTTCTGCTGAGCATCCTCCCTCCGTCGAGTCCGTTCTTTCGACTCACGCTAACCCCGGAGGCTAGGGCATTAGTCGGCGAAGACCATGAGGCTCTTGCAGAAATCGACACAGCCCTGAGTCTCCGGGAACAGGCCGTCATGCGCGAGATCGAGCGCCAGGGGTTGCGTAACCCGCTGCACTCGGCTCTGCGTCACTTGCTCATCTCCGGCAACGTGGTGATCTACCATCGCCCGGAGGGTGGGTTCCGCCTGTTTCCCCTAGATAGTTTCGTCATCAAGCGCAGCGGTCGCGGACAGATTGAGTGCCTGATTACGCACGAAACGGTTAGCGTCGAAGATCTGCGCCAGCAGCTAGAAGACGAAGAGATCGCGGCTATCGAGGCATCCCCCGCTGGGCAAGGCGCGATGAAGCGCCACAGCGACCTCGATATGTACTGCCGCATTGAGCGGCGCGACGGCGGGTACGTCAAGGAACTTGAAGTCGCTGGCGTAAAGATCGACAGCGCCGACCATGAGTGGGGTGAGGACGAGGGCCTGCCGTACCTGGCTCCGCGCATGATCACCATCGATGGTGAGGCGTATGGCCGTAGCTACGTCGAGGAGTACCTCGGAGAACTGCGGTCACTCGAGGGCCTGCAGCAGGCTATCGTCAGCGCGAGCGCCGCAGCCGCCAAGGTTTTGTTCCTGGTCGATCCGTCCGGCTTGACCAGGCCGAAGGATCTTTCGGACACCCCGAACCTAGCCGTGCGCTCCGGGCGCGCCGCCGACGTGTCGACGCTGCAACTGCAGAAGTTCGCAGACATGCGCGTCGCGTTTGAGTCGATCCAGAACATCGAGCAGCGGCTTAGCTACGCATTCATGCTGGTCGAGGCTGGCATCCGAAACGCTGAGCGTGTGACCGCTGAAGAGGTGCGCCGTGTGCAGCAGGCTGTCGAGCGTCAACTCGGCGGCGTGTACAGCCTGATCAGCAGCGAGATCCAAGTCCCGTTGATCGAGCTCGTCATGGAGCAGATGCAGTCGGCGCTGCCAGAAGTCCCGACCAAGTACGTCGACAAGGTGATCATCACCGGGGTCGAGGCCCTGGGTCGCGCTGCCGACAGCGCGCGCCTGGACGCATTCATTGCCGGCGGACTGCAGACGTTCGGGCCGCAGTTTGTCGAGTACCTCAACATGCCGGAGTTTGCGCGCCGTCGCGCTGCGTCTCTGGGCATCGAACACAAGGGACTCGTCAAGTCGGAAGAGCAACTGGCGCAGGAGCGGCAAATGGCTGCACAGGCGCAGGCTGCTCAGATGGCAAACCAAGAAGCGATTGGAGTTGCGGGTTCCGTCGCGAAGGAAGCATTAACAGCACCGCAGGAGTAAAGCATGTCTGAAAGAATCACCATCAGCAACGGAGAGGTGACCGACGCCGATACTGGCGAGGTCGTCGCCGAAGTTGCAGATCAGCCTCAAGAAGACCAAGTCGACGAGCAAGTCGAGGAGCAGTCTGATGCCGAAGCCGTACAAGAAGAAGCCGGCGAAGCCGAAGAAGAAGAGTGGGAATACGAAGAAGAAGAAGCCGAGGATCAAGACTCCGGGCCTCTATCGGTAGATTCACTCAACGAAATGAGCGCAGCCTACATGGAGAGCGGCGCGCTCACCGACGATCATTACGCGGCGCTTGAAGCAGCAGGCGTCGACCGCAATGTCGTCGACCAAGTCATCCAGGGCCAAGTCGCCTTGGTTGAAATGCAGAAGGCCCAGGCTCTCTTTGAGCTTGACCTGACGCAAAGCCAATACCAGCAACTCGCTGATTGGGCTGGCAAGAACTGGTCTGAGGATCAGATTGAAACCTACAACCGCCTCGTCGACGGGAACGATCCCGCCGCACGTCGCATGGCTATTGAGAACCTGAAGATGCAGGCTGGCGCTCGAGGGCGTCGCGCAGCGGTCGAAGGCAGCGTCAAAGCTAAAGGTGTAGCTCCTTTCCAGAACACCCAGGAGATGGTTGAGGCAATGTCCGACCCCCGATACAAGCAGCGTCAAGATCCGTACTACAGCGAAGTTCGCGCGCGGATTGCTGCAGGGGGCTAAACAAACCCCTTCAACTTCTGATTAGGAGACAACGTCATGGCAGCGCCAGACATTACTAAGATCACCTTTGGTGGTCAGGTCGACGGTAGCGGTGCTTTCAGCACCACTCACGCCGATCAAAACGCACTTTTCGCTCGCACCTTTGGTGGCGAGATCCTCACCGAGTTCCGCGAAGCTACCGTCTTCCGGGACACCACCCTGCAGCGCGCGATTGCTCAAGGCAAGGCCGCTAAGTTCCCCGTGTTCGGCAACGCTGGCACGTCGTACTTTGCACCTGGCGACAGCATTCTTGAAGACACCGGTCTGCTGCAAAACGTCCAGCGCAACGAGAAGCTGATCTACATCAACGATCTGTGCATCTCGTCCGTGTTCGTCGATGAGCTTGATGAGATGAAGGACGACTACAACGGCGTCCGTCAGATCTACGCCAGCGAACTCGGTCGCGCCCTTGCCAACAAGTACGACACCAACATCGCGCATCAGATCGTCCTCGGCGCCAACGCTGACTCGCTCAGCGCTGCCGGCCCGAAGCAGGGTACTGGCGATGTGAACGTCGTGACTGTTGACTTGGCTGATGGTGGCACGACTACCGACGACCCGGCGACTGACGAAGAAGCTGGCGACCGCATCGTCGCTGGTATCTACGACATGGCTGCTAAGTTCGACAACTTCTCCGTGCCTCAGGGCGAGCGAGTTGTCGTGCTGAAGCCGGATCAGTACTACCTGCTCGTTCAATCGGCGAAGGCGATCAACCGTGACTACGGTGGCGCCGGATCGATGGCTGGCGGTCAAGTCCTCCGCGTCGGTGGCTTCGATGTCATGATGTCGGTCAACATCCCGACCGCTTACGCGACCTCGGATGGCGACCACAACGATGGCGCTCCGGCCAACTCCGGCACGTTCGCCGGCACGTTCGGCGTCGCTTACCACAAGAGCGCCGTTGGTACGGTCTCGATGATGGATCTCGGCTTTGAGCAGGAGTACTTGATTAACCGACAAGGCCATCTGCTC